AATGTTATGCGACTGGAAGGCGGCAAGCGAGCGTCATGTCGATGGTAATTTTGAGCGCAGCATTGAAATCAACCGCAAGCGCTTCGGTATGTCAGATGAACTGACGGCAATTTTTCATAATACGCGCCGATGGATGGAGACTCAGCGTTGATGCAGCACACCATCGATGCAACCGCCATATGGCGCAGCGGACGCACACAGGCAGGCCGCGCCAAAGCTGCTAAGGTGCTGAGTGCCGACAACGCAATGGACGCACTGGCAAGCGGTGTCGATCCGGTGTTCGTGCAGCGTGATGACGCGCCGCGCGTGCTGGCCTGGGTGCGAGCCTACGCGACGCGTGGGGAGATGGGGTAGGGGGGGTATGGCGAAACTGTCAGACTTGACGCCGGATGCATCGAATGCCAACAAGGGGACGGAACGCGGGCGGTATGCGCTCGAAACGTCTCTTCGCAAATACGGCGCGGGGCGTTCCATCCTGATCGACAAATCCGGGCGTATCATCGCCGGTAACAAAACTGCTGAAACTGCCGCCGACGTGGGCATCGATGACGTGATTATCGTCAAGACGGACGGGCGTCAGCTTGTCGCCGTGCAGCGCACTGACCTCGATCTGGACAGCAAAGAGGCGCGCGAACTTGCCTACGCGGACAATCGCGCCGGTGAGTTGGATTTATCATTTAACGCCGATCAAGTGCTGGCCGATATGCAGGCAGGTGTGGACCTGTCAGCGTTCTGGTTTGACAACGAGATTGACGCCATGTTGTCAGCCAACGAACAGACGGCATTGAGCGACGCGAGCGACAACACAATAGAGGGCTTTACCCAGGACAAAGGCAAGCAAATCAAGCCGGTTTTATTTGCCGCTGACCTGGCTGATTTTGAACGGGCGATTCTGGCGACCGGCGTCAAAGTGCGCGGCGACGCGTTGATGAAAATTTGCAGGTACTATCTTGGGCATAGCGAAGAAGGACAACAGTACGTTGGCTTTGAAAGTCTCCTTGAGGCGTAATCTGCTCAAAGAGATTGACAAGCCCGTCATCATGGAGACACATGGCGGCTATGGGCACGTCTGGGCACAGTGCTATTTTGGCGTGCCCAACGGGGTGGCGTTTGAAAAGGACGCGGCCAAAGCCGCCGCCATTGCCGCGCAGCGTCCGGCGTGGGCCGTGTATGAGTGCGACTGCATCGCGGCTATCGCGGGCGGCGCGGGTGCACACCTACCCGTCAACGTGCTCGACATCGATCCGTATGGTGAGCCTTGGCCGGTGCTCGACGCCTTTTTTGGCAGCAAGCGCCACTTTCCGCAACGCCTGGCAATTGCCGTCAACGACGGGCTGCGTTTGCGACTCAAGACGGGCGTAGCCTGGGCGACGCACAGCCTACAGGATGCAGTGCAGCGTTTTGGCAATGCAGGTATAGCGCCGCGGTACCTGGAGGTGTGCAGGTGGCTGCTGGCAAAGAAAGCGGGTGAGTGCGGCTATACACTCACCCGTTGGGCTGGCTACTACTGCGGGCACGCGGACCAGATGACGCACTACGCCGCCGTCCTGGAGCGCACCTAATTATGCTGCGGAATGTAACGCGGGTTGTGGTATCCCGCCGGGAGATACTTCTGCAAGTCCTGCTTGATGTAGTGTCTGACGCCAAGCCGCTGCACCAAGTCAACGATCCGGTGGGTGTACGACTCCCAGTCGGTGTCCTTGGTCATGGGCAGGTAGTTTGCCCGCCCGATCTTGAACAGGTCCACAAACTCGTGGGTGTGCTCGATGATCGCCAGACTGGCCTCAGTGCTCAGTGTCGGCTCCAGACTTACCCAGGTGAAAATACCGGCGTCGTGGAAAGCCTTCAGCGTCCCGATCCGGTCCCCCGGCAGGGCCGCGCCGCGCTCCCACTTGAGACTGAACGCGTCATCCAGACTGGTGAGCGTGCTGGCGAACGCGTCGCGCCCTGGGCGGAACAGGTCCATGAATGGCAGGGCGCGGCTGCCGCCTTTAGTGAGCGTGCAGAACGCAAGCCCGTTCGCCTTGAGCGTTTCAATTGTCGGGCGCGTCAGGCTCATGTCAAACGGGTTGAACGGGTCCGTGGTGAAGGAGAGCATCACCTGTTCAGTAATGCCCATATGCCGGTACTTGGCGGCGTCCTTGCGCAAGGCGTCCAGAAAGTCACCGCGCGGTGTGGCGGCGGCGTCGAACTCCTCGCGGCTGATGTGCAGCACTTTGGGCACGTAGCAGTACGCGCACTTGTGCCCGCATCCGCGATAGGGGTTCGTAGCAAGTTTGGCGTACTCGCCCGCCTGCCCGCGCGGAGCATAGACGATACTGCACCCTTTGACGCTCCAACCGTTGTCTTCAAGCGGGTAAGTCTTGGCTGCGAGAGTAGTCATGATTCGGTTTCCTTTCGGGTGCAGATGATCGCCCCGTTCGCAATGTCCTTGATGAGGGTGCGCCAGCTTGGGCGCTTGGCGCGCTGCCCAGTGGGGGCAACCGTGTTCAACTCGGCGGCAATCTCCTGCAAGCGCCGCCATTGCTCGCGCGTCAATTTGAGCGAGCCAACAACAAAGTCGATCGGCATAGGACTCCTTTCGCAATGGGCTAAGTAATTACTTATACAGTATAGCACGCAAGTAGCTACTTGGCAAGTAGGCATAGACGAAACTACACAATAAAAATGGCAGCAATCAAGGCGAGTGTAACGGAGGTAATCGAGCAGTTGAGCCGCAGTCACGGCAATGTGCGCCACGCGGCCAAACTTCTGCGCACGTCGCGCTCGAACCTGCACAAGTACATCAAAGAGCACCCGACAGTGGCGACGGCGCTTGAGGAGATGCGCGAGGGTGAAATAGACGACGCCGAAACGCTGCTGGCGAACCGCATGAAGTCGAGCGACACGCTGCTGATATTTTTCCTTAAGACAAGAGGGCGTAAACGCGGTTACGGTGACAGTTTGGAGCTAGCCGGTGAGGGTGGCGGGCCGATCAAGACCGAAAACAAGACCACGCTGGACCTGTCGCGGCTGACCGACGACGAACTGCGCACGCTGCGCACATTGCGGGCAAAGGCGAATCCTGATGCACCTGCCGACGCTGGCTGAGTTGGACGCGGAGATAGCGCGCCGCAGTCTGCTTGGCTTCACCACGTACACCTATCCAGGCTATCAGGTCAACTGGCATCACGAGTTGATTGCGGCGCGACTTGATGAATTTGCGACGCTGCGCGACCAACGGCTGATGGTGTATGCCCAACCGCGCTCAGGCAAAAGCGAACTGGTGTCGCGTCGCCTGCCGGCCTACATTCTGGGCCGCGACCCCGATGCATCCATCATTGCCGCCAGCTACGGCGCTGACCTTGCCCGACGCATGAACCGCGACGTGCAGCGCATCATGGACGATGACGCCTACCTGCGTCTGTTTCCCGATACGCGCCTGTCGGGTCGCAACGTGCGCGCCGACGCGCAAGGCTCCTATCTGCGCAACAGCGATATGTTCGAGGTGGTGGGGCGCAAGGGCTACTACATGGGCGTGGGCGTCGGCGGGGCGCTGACCGGCTCCGGGGCTTTCTACATGATCCTGGATGACCCGGTCAAGAACCGCAAGGAGGCCAACAGCGCCACCTATCGGCAAGCTGTGTGGGAGTGGTACACGTCCACATTTTTCACCCGCCTTGCGCCTGGCGGCAACATACTGCTGATCGTCACCCGCTGGCATGAGGATGACCTGGCGGGCCGGCTCCTCGCCGCGGCCAAGGCTGACCCGCACGCCGACCAGTGGACGGTCATCACCCTGCCGGCAGTGGCCGAAGAACCTGTGGCCGCCTACGACCCGCGCACCCCTGGTGACGTGTTGTGGCCGGTGCGCTGGGACGCCGCCGAGATGCGCCGCAAACGGGCGGTGGTGGGTGAACGCGACTGGGCAAGCCTCTACCAACAGCGGCCCGCGCCGGACGAGGGCGAAATCTTCAAGCGGATGCACTGGCGTTACTGGCAGCCGCGCGGGGCCAAGCTGCCGCCCGTGACCGTGACGATGGGCGACGGGTCCGTGAGCGAAGTGGAGCCGGTCGAACTGCCGGCGCGCTTTGACGAGATGGTGCAATCGTGGGATCTGGCGTTCAAGGACACGGCCGCGTCCGACTTCGTGGCCGGCCTGATTGTAGGCAGGGCGGGGGCGAACAAGTACCTGCT